CGCGCGGTTCCTCTTCCTTGACGAGGTGGATGCCTACCCAGGCGACGTCGAGGGCGAAGGCGATCCGGTGAATCTGGCCATGGCGCGCACGCGCACGTTCGCGCGGCGCAAAGTGTTCCTCTGCTCAACGCCGAAGATCACTGGCATGAGCCGGATCGAGGCGGCGTATGAAGAGAGCGACCAGCGTCGCTACTGGGTTCCGTGTCCGGTCTGCCGGGAGTTCCAGGTTCTCAAGTTTGCGCAACTGCGATGGCCAAAGGGACAACCGGAAAAGACGGTCTACGTTTGCGAGCACTGCAGGCAGGAGATCCAGAACCATCAGAAGCAGTGGATGCTCCCTCGCGGCGAGTGGCGGAAGAACGCTGCGGGCGACGGCCGGACGGCGGGCTTCCATCTTTCAAGCCTCTACTCGCCGGTGGGATGGTTCGCGTGGTCCGACGCCGCGAAGTACTTCGAGCAGGCGCAGAAGAATCCGGCACTGCTCCAGGTGTTCGTCAACACGGTTCAGGGCGAGACGTGGACGCTGCTCGGCGAGGCACCCGACTGGCAGAAGCTTTATGACCGGCGGGAGTCGTACCGGATCGGCATTGTGCCGTGCGGCGGCCTGTTCCTTACTGCGGGTGCGGACGTCCAGAAGGACCGCATCGAGGTCGAGATTGCCGCCTGGGGACGTGGTAAGGAATCGTGGTCGGTCGATTACCGAGTCTTCGAAGGCGACACCTCGCGCCCGGCTGTATGGGAGAAACTCACTGGCCTGCTGAACGAAACCTTCACGACGGCCTCGGGCCTGGAGTTGCCCATCCTGCAGCTCGCCATCGACTCCGGGTTCGCCACCACCGAGGTTTACCAGTGGGCGCGGCGGCAAGGCGGGCGCGTCCTGGTGATCAAGGGCGATGCGCGCGCGCCAGCACTGCTCGGGGCTGCTGCGCCGGTTGACGTGGGCCCGCTGGGCGCCAAGATGAAGCGCGGCATTCGTGTGTGGCCGGTCAACTCCGGCATGGCGAAGGACGAGTTGTACCGGTGGCTGCGCCTCGAGCGGCCTACCGATGAGGACCTTGCGGCTGGTGTCCCGTTTCCCGCAGGCTACTGCCACTTCCCGAAGTACAGCGAGGAGTACTTCAAGCAGATCACCGCCGAGCAACTGGTTACGAAGCTTGTCAAAGGTTACCGGCGGCATGAGTGGCAGAAAATGCGCGAGCGCAATGAGGCTCTCGACTGCCGGGTGTACGCGCGCGCGGCGGCGGGCCGGGTTGGTATCGACCGCTTCCAGGAGAAGCACTGGGCCGACTTCGAACGCCGGGTGGCGGCGCCTCCGGTGAATGACGTAAGACAGCCGCCGCAAGAGCAGCAGCGCGCGGATGGCAGGCAGACCGCGCGTAATCGCGTGCGTTTCAGGATGGATCTCTAATGGCATTCACTCAGTCCGACCTCGATGCTCTCGACGCCGCGCGTAAGCAGGGAGCCAGGCGAGTCCGGTTTCAAGACCGCGAGTTCGAATTCGATTCCGTCGACGATTACCTCAAGCTGCGGAACCTGATCCTGAATGACATCGCCCAGAAGTCTGGGCCGCAGCAAGTGCGCCAAGTGCGCATCTACACGACCAATGGGTGGGGCCACTAAATCGCCGTGCCAATTGAAACGTTGATGACGCTCGCGCGCCAGGCCGGGCACGAGCCGATGCCGATCCCGCGCGTGCCGCGCACCCGCGCGATGGGGACGTTCCCATTCGACGCCGCCGGTCGCGGGCGTCGGGGCATCGGCTGGAATCCGCCGTCCCTCGGCCTAAACACGCTGCTGTTTTCGCATGGCCTCGAACTCCAGGCGCGGAACCGCGATGCGGTTCGAAATAGCGCGTGGGCGGCGGGGGCAGTGGATTCCTATGTGGCGAATGCGATCGGTCGCGGCATTCGCCTGGTGTCTCAGCATCCGGACGACAAGATCCGTGACCTGATCACCAAAAAGTGGAATCGCTGGATTCGTGAATGCGATGTCGAGTACGACCCGCGGAATCCCGCATCCGGCCAGACGGATTTCTACGGCCAGCAGATGGTGATTGCGCGCGAAGTGATGGAGGTCGGCGAGTGCTTCGTCCGGTTCCGGCCGCGCTCGTTGAAGGAAGGCCTCACCGTTCCGCTGCAACTGCAGCTCATCGAAGCCGAGCAGCTACCGCTGTGGCGAACGGCCATCGAGCAGATGCCGCCCAAGAATTCAGTCCGATGCGGTATCGAGTTCCAGCCCGACGGACGGCGTGCGGCGTACCACTTCTGGAAAGCGCATCCGGGTGAAACGATGTTCTTCCCAATGGACGCTCTATCCGTTGAGCGCGTGCCTGCTACCGAAGTGCTGCACGTCTACAAGCCGATTCGCGCCGGCCAGTTCCGCGGCCAGCCGTGGCTCACATCGGTGATCGCAAAGCTCTATGAGCTGGAGCAGTATACGGACGCCGAGATCGTCCGCAAGAAGCTCTCGGCTATGATCACCGGCTTCATTACGCAGGCGAGCCCGGACAACCCGATCATTCCGCCAGACCAGTATCAGAACGGGCCGAGCCAGACGGAGCAGGGGACGCAGATCAGCAAGCTCGAACCCGGCACGTTTCAGGTTCTCAATTTCGGTGAGGAAGTGCAGTTCGCCGATGCGAAAGACAGCGGCGATTTCAAATCGTTCATCCGGAGTTGCCTGCAAGCTTTTTCGAGTGGGGCCGGGCTTGCGGAGTACCAGATCAGCGGCGACCTATCCGGGATCAACTACTCTTCGATCCGCGCGGGCCTGCTGGAGTTCCGCCGCAAGTGCGAACAGTATCAGCATTCGGTGTTCATCTTCCAGGTCTGCCACCCCGTGTACAAGCGATGGTTGCGCGAAGCGATGCTGGCGCTGGTGTTCGGGGTCGAGTTGCTAAATGCCTACAACAAAGATCCTGAGCCATTCGAGGAAGTGCAGTGGGTGACTCCTGGCTGGCCGTGGGTCGATCCCGAGAAGGATATCAAGGCTTCGGAACGGGCGGTTCGGGACGGTCTTTCGACGCGCTCGATTGAGTGCGCCGAGCAGGGTTACGACGCGGCCCTCATCGATGCGCAGCAGAAGGCCGACAACGACCGCGCCGATAAACTCGGCCTCTCCTACGACTCCGATGGCCGGAAAATTCTCACGGGCCGCAACGCCGGCATGACCGAGGAAGAGATCGAGCAGGGCGCGGCGAGCGGGAAGGTGGAGGCCCAATGAAGCACCTGGCGCACGTTGCATCGCGGTTTGTGAACTGTCCGCTGATGATTCATCCGCCCAAGCTGGAGGTGATCATCAAAGCGCTGGCGCCCCGGCTGGGGATCGATCCGGACATCGTCCTGGCCAGCCGCGTACCGATGGACGCCACGGCCACGCTGATGGCCCGTTATGCGGAGGCCGGCGAGGAGAGAGATTACGCGGTCGTGGATGGAATCGCGGTGATTGCAGTCCAGGGCACGTTGCTCAAGAAGGAATCGTTCATGTCCGCGTGGAGCGGCGCGACCTCTTACGAGCAGATTCAACGCCAGGTGGCGAGCGCGGTCGACGACGCGGGCGTGCGCGCGATTTTGCTCGATATCGATTCGCCGGGCGGCGAGACCACCGGTTGTTTCGAACTGTCCGACTACATCTATTCGGTGCGCGGCATCAAGCCGGTGTACGCTGCCGCGAACGATATTGCGCTGTCGGCGGCGTATGCAGTTGGGAGCGCGGCCAGCAAAGTCTTCGTGACGCGCACTGGAGCCGTGGGATCGGTCGGTGTGTACGCGCTGCATGTGGATCAATCCGGGTTCGACAAAGAACTCGGCGCGAAGTACACGTACATCTTTGGTGGTGACAAGAAGATCGACGGCAACCCGCACGAACCACTGAGCGAAAGCGCCAAGGGCGACATCCAGGAGGAGGTGGACCGCGAGTACGGGATCTTCACTGAGACTGTGGCGCGGAATCGCAAGGTCGCCAAGAAACAGATCGTGGCGACGCAGGCCGGGCTGCTGTGGGCAGAGAACGCGGTGCCTCTGCTGGCCGATGCCGTGGGGACGATTGACGACGCCATGAATGCGCTCGTCGGAGTGCTGGGCGCGCGAAGCAAGGGTTCGACCGCGGCGACCGCCGCAATTCCAACGAAGGGAGAGCATATGAACGAAGACGTGCAAGCCCTCGCCGCGAAAAAGGATGGCGAGGAAGAAGAGAAGAAGTCGAAGAAGGAGACGGAACAATCCGGCGCGAAAGAGCGCGACGGCAAGAAGCCTCCCGCCGACGACGACGAAGATGACGAAGAGGGCAAGTCCAAAAAGGACGACGGCAAAAAGAAGGCCGCTTCTTTGACGCTTGCGGTAGCCCAGTTGAGCGGCATGCGGGCGGAATCCGACATCGAAGCCATCGGTGCGTTATGCAAGATGGCCGGCTGTCCCGACAAGGCCGCGGAGTTCCTCACCAAGAAGAAGTCCAACGGCCAATACTTCAGCGTCGCGGAAGTCAGCCAGGAACTGACCGCTGCCCGCGTGATCGAGAGCGAGAGGAGCATGATTACTTCGCACGTCAACCCGAACCAGGGCGCGGTTGGCTCGCTTCAGGAAATTGAAGCTCAGGCCACCACCTACGCCCGGCAGAATCGTGGCAAAGAGACTCCGAATCTCTACGCCGAAAGCGGTACCACCAAGCTGACCAAGGAGCGCGCCTACGCCCAGATGCTTGAAGAGCATCCCGAGGTTTACGGGGCGTTCGTGGCGCAGCACAACGCGAAGGGCCTCATCGCCACGCTCGAGCGGGCCGGAGTTCGCCTCGCCCGGTAGGGCGAAAGGAGATCGACAGACATGGCATTCGAACAGACATTACGCACAGTAGGGCTTCCGGCGGCTGCGGATCTCACGAGCGGTGGAACTGTGAATCCGCAGTTCTACTTCGTGACCGTCAACGCGTCCGGACAGATCAATTTCACGGGCGCTGGCGCCGTCGCCGATGGCGTGGTCCAGGATAAGCCCAACGCGCAGGGAGTCGAGGCCGAGGTTGCGATGCTCGGCGTCACCAAGCTCGTGGCCGGCGCGGCGGTCACTGCCGG